CTGGAGTATTAGTGATGACTCGAACCAGAAACTATGCGCGTACCGAAGTCAATGGTACGTGGAAAAGATTTGGATCGACTTTTGGATTAAACGGCATCGTAACTGAAGGGTCAACTTGCACCGATTCGCCCGGTTTCGGGCTAGGTGACAATTTGCCTCTTCAGGTTGATCATGACTACCTTTACGGTGGTAAGATCAATCAGAACGTTAAAGATGGAGGCAGTTACTTCACTGCCTACTTCGATAACTATACTGCCGACACTTTCACTTTTAGTGGAAGGCCGTCTTTTCCTCTCATCACTTCTTATCCGGGAGAACTGTCTAACGCGCAATATGCGTCTCAGACAATAGCCAGAACGACACCTAGCCATCCTTCAGTGGATGTTGTGCAAAATGTTCTGGAGATCGGTGATATTCCTCGCGTTCTCAAACTCAGGGGTGATACAATCCTGAGGATGACCGCGAATGAGTATCTGCGCCTTGAATTCGGGATTAAACCCTTAATCAAGGACATCAAACGTACCTTAGATTGGGGTCAAGGCGTCAATAAGCGCTTTGAAACCATTGAAAAGATACGTAAGACCGGTGGCTTCCGGAAAACCGTGCAGCTCGCTAACCTGTCAAACACTCAGATGAACAATAACATTGCTCTTCAGAGTGCTGGAGCTTTCTTTACAGATAGCTTCGAGACATACGGTAATCGTGTGATACGTGGTCACGCTAGGTATCTACCTACCGTTGACTTCAGTAAATACACTGCGGGCGACATGTATGCTATGGCCTTTAAAGCCTATTTTGGCGCCGAGTATTCCTTCTCAGGTTTCTGGGAGGGAATGCCTTGGTCTTGGCTCATAGACTGGTTCACTAATGTTGGCGACTTGCTTATGGCACGTCGTAACATAGTCCCAGTTACGTGTCAGGGTGTTTCCCTGATGCGTCATACAGCGTCGGCATCTACTACTCATGCTTATAATGACGGTATACGGCACATTGAGGCCGCAACTGTCATTAAGGAGCGTAAGGAGAGATATCCGGCGTCGGCTACTCTAGATGCTCAGATGCCGTTACTTTCGGCATCACAGATGGGCATTCTAGCCTCACTGCTGATCATGAAGGGTAAGTCACCCTATCGTGGTTAGCAGTATATGGGGGGATTGCCAATTAGAACCTGGCAATTCCGCCAAGGTTAGAACGGAGTAGAATACATGTACGCAGATCCAGCAGTTGTCACCATCAACGCGGTGGCGAAGAATCTCACTCGTATCAATCAGGACAAGTATTCTTCGGAATACTTGCTCCGTACTGCTACGGAAGAGTTTCGCCTTAACATCCGGAATTCATCGTACACGGACAAGAAGCGCGGTGTGATTATTGATCGTCACAACGCGGAGCTTATCCATACGGTGTTTCCGGTTGCTCCCGCTACACTTTCCACTGTTAGGAAGGTGTATACGGTCATCGAGAACCAACGGGGTGATACCCTCGTTGATCCTCGTAACGTGTCTCTGGGGCTTCTGTCTTTCTTGACTTCAGCCAACATTGACAAGTTGATGAACTTCGAGTCCTAAACTTAGTTTGGGGCTGTTATAGTCCCTTGCTTCGTGAAGGAAAGTAATTCGAAGTGGTGATTGCTGGTACTGTGGCTTGGATCTAATCCTCCATAATAGGAGCTAAGATGAAAAGCCAAGTTAATGCTCTACTCTATGTCACAGAGGGCATCCTTACGGATGTCTCTCTGGCCTACCCTGAGCTAAAGGACAGTCTGTCAAAAGATTTTGATAGGCTCACCCTTTACTGTAGGACACGAGGTCAAGGTATCTTTTACTTTGACCTTCCTCACCTAGAATCTCTATTGCTAGAGGCTCTTGAGTGTGGGCGCCTTGCTCTCTCAGGACCGCTCTCACGAGCGGTATCCAAGAGGACCTTGGTGCCGAGATTATTCTCGGGACTATGGTTGCGCGTGTTTAACAGAGACTCAAGCCTAAGGCATGAGGTAGATGTCAATGCACTCTTCTTTTTAAGACAACTTTGTGTTGTCGGAAAGAAGATGAGTGTGACTTGCACCAGCGATCGCGTACAAGCGAAAGTAGGAGCTTATCATGACATCGAACGAGGTCTCCGCCATCCCAGTTTCAACTGGGCAGCAGATGACTTCGCCCTTAACCGAGGAGAAGATGGTTGTTCTTGCGAGCAACACATATCTCCCAGAAATCGCGGTCGTTACGGTCGCGATCTGTTTGATCATGGTAGTGTTCCTCATTCTCTTTCCGAAGAAATATCGGAGCGAGTAGGGGTACAAGACCGTGATCTTTCAGCGGTTAAGGGTAGGAGTTTGCCTTTTGATCTTATGTCAGTACATATTGTACAGGCATTGGATCATGTCTATCCAGATGCTTCTCCTTTTGATTCTTTGTTTTCCAACAAAGGACCAGATCGAAAAGCATTAGTTAGAGACAACTCCATCCTCCGTAAGATCCAAAAAGTTGCGGATCTTATTGTTGATTCCTTTGACCTGCTTGATCCCGTCGCTTTTAGCGGCGAGATTTATGCAGAATCCAAGGGGATCGGCTTTAGGCATGGGCCTGGTGCTGTAGCGGAACGACTTAAGTCGCATGAGAAATCATGCTTCCCAAATTGGCCGCTCAAACTCCAGAATACCTTTCCATGGGACGATTGTGGCAATGTGCCATTCTCTAACATGGATCGTCCCCTCAATCATGAGAGGGCGAGTCGTCTGCTTTGTGTACCTAAGACTGCAAAAGGTCCTAGGTTGATTGCCGCAGAGCCGACATCACATCAGTGGTGTCAGCAATTACTGCGACGGTACTTGGAAAACCAGTGTCGGAAGTCCTTTGGGACTTCCTTCATTGACTTCAAGGACCAGCAAAAGTCAGGCGATTTGGTTCTGGAGGCATCCCTTAATAGAGAACTTGCAACTGTCGATTTGTCAGATGCAAGCGATCGACTTACGTGTTGGACCGTGGAGCGAATGTTTAGGGTTAATCCCCCTTTACTACTCGCTCTGCACGCCGCACGTACGAGGTACATCTTTGACGAAGTCTCAGATGTCAGTAACTTCCTGTTACTACGGAAGTTTGCCTCGCAAGGGACAGCCACGACGTTTCCAGTCATGAGCCTTGTTATGTTGTTTATCGCTCTCGGTTGTTCAATTGAGAACGAAGACGACATTTCTTGGCAGACGATAAAGGAACTTCGTAGCCAGGTTCGCGTCTTCGGTGATGATATCATCATTCCGAAGCGCGGGTATGCGGATCTAGTGCGTGCTATGGACCTCTTACAGTTGAAAGTTAACAAAGCCAAAAGCTACGTTAACGGACACTTTAGAGAATCTTGCGGCTCCGATGGCTATATGGGTTACGACGTAACCCCAGTCAAACCGGAAACACTGGATCCTGACAGTCCGGCATCGTGCCAGGCTGTAGTAGACACATCAAATAATCTCTTTAATAAAGGACTATTTTATGCATCACTTGCAGCCGAAAACCTACTACCTCTTCAGGTACGAAAGTACCTTAGGGTTGTGGGAAGACACAGTGCTGGATTCTCAGGTCTCACTTCGTTCAGTGGAAGCGATGAACGTCATCTGCGAAGCAGATGGAATCCTCGCCTTCATCGGACAGAAGTCCGAGTTTGGTCTATTAGAGTCCAAACTCAGAGACAAGAGAGAGGCGGATTTGATGCGCTCTTGGATTTCTTTTCCAGAGCACACTCTCAGGGCAATCCTCGGATTGTCAGTGAGTGGGTCAACCGCCGGAACACGAAATCTCGTGTTCTATGGGAGCCCCAGAACTCTGAGTCTTATGGAGTTCTCGAGAATTGGTTGCCATCGCGACTTTAGCGTGCCTTGGAAGGCAAGCTTTAAGTTAAACGAGAAAGGTTCTCTCTTTGTTAATTCAAAGAAAGGCCGCTCTCACGCCTGGCGACCTCTTACTCGAGGTCCTATTGAGACGTCAGGGCTTCTTCGTGACGCTCACGTTTTCACGGCTAGACGCCGTGGTGATCATTGGATCGAATGCGCAGACCTTCTTCTAATTATGGAAGATGTCTGCTCAGAAGATTCACGGATCAACGTGGTCATGAACTAAGCTTTTTAGTTCTGGGTGGTGGCTGGTTAAAAGGATCAACGTTGGATAACGTAGAGCCCTTTACCGCCGTGGGTAG